CGCGAGACAAAAAGCATTGAGAAGCTTGGCAAGGAGATTGCGACACTTGAAAGTCACACATGTCACACTTGCGGGCAGGCTTTCCACGACCATAAGCACCAACAGGTCTTGGAAGGTAAGCAGGCTGATCTGGAGCGAGCGCGAGAAGCGTGCTCGGAGCATACACAGCTCCTTTCAGAGCTTGAGACTGCCCACACAGCCTTGGGCACGTTAGGACGGCCACCGGTCATGTTCTATGATCGAGAAGAAGATGCCATTGATCATAGATCCAGCATGGCCGCACTGCAAGCGCAGTTGGAAAACAAACAGGCCGAAACAGATCCTTACGGTGAGCAGATCTCAGACATGCAAGGTCAGGCTCTGCAGGTAGTAAGCTACGACACGCTGAACGACCTTACCCGATTGCAAGAACATCAAGACTTCTTGCTCAAACTGTTGACCAGCAAAGACAGCTTCATACGCAAGAAGATCATTGAACAGAATCTCAGTTATTTAAATGCCCGACTCACACACTATTTGGACAGGATCGGCTTGCCACACACTGTGGTGTTCCAGAACGATTTGACTGTCAGCATCGAAGAGCTGGGCCGAGAACTGGATTTTGATAACCTAAGTCGTGGTGAGCGAAATCGTTTGATCTTGTCAATGAGCTGGGCCTTCCGCGATGTGTTTGAAAGCCTATATCAACCCATCAATGTGTTGTTTATAGACGAAATGATTGATAGTGGTCTTGACACACAAGGTGTAGAAAATGCCTTGGCACTATTAAAACACATGAGCCGTGAACGTCACAAATCAATTTGGTTGGTCAGTCATAGAGATGAACTGGCAGGGCGTGTGGAGAACATACTCAAGGTTGTTAAAGAAAACGGCTTTACCAGTTACAATACGGATGTAGAAATAGCATGAGTTTAGCCACTTGGCATTTTCACATTGAGATCAGTTCAAAGTGTACACTGCGTTGCCCGCGATGTGCCCGCCAAGAGGTTCCAGATAGTTTGGTAAACACAGAACTAGATTTAGAATTTTTTAAACGAAACTTTACCGCAGAGTTTGTTCTTGACAATGTAGAAAAGATCACATTCTGTGGAGATGACGGTGACCCTATCTATGCTCATGATCTGGTCCCGGTAATTCAATATATCAAATCAATCAAATCGGTTGAAATTGTCATTGTCACCAATGGATCATACAAGAAACCAGAACAGTGGCGTGAACTAGGAAGTGTGTTAACCGAACAAGACACTGTGCATTTCAGCATCGACGGTTGGGACAACGAGTCAAATAATTTGTATCGGGTAAACAGTGATTTTAATAGTATCCTTACCGGGATTGCGGCACTGCGAGATAACAGTGCCTGTCGGTTAGTTTGGGCCGCTATCGCATTTAAATTCAATGAAGATCGTATAGATCATATGAAAAATTTAGCCCTGTCCCTGGGCATGGATGCATTCCAATTGACAAAAAGTACCAAGTTTGGAACAATCTATCCTGGTTATGGCACCGACGATCCGCTTGAACCTAGTAAAAAATTTGTAAGCGGGTCGCATAGATTTGAGAGAGATGTTGTTGTGTTGAGCTTGCGTGGACTTAATTCGCAGGTAAACACAAAAAATATGCAGTTGTATAAATCAGTAACTGAAGTCAACGGTGTCAAACCCCTGTGCGAAATTGGCAACAAAGGGCTTTACATTGACGCACAAGGTAGACTATTTCCTTGCTGTTGGGTGGCCAATCGCTACAGCCACAATTCAGAGTGGAAAGCTATTGCTACCAAATTTGATTTGAATCGTCGGGCACTGGCTGATGCTGTCGCTGATGATTTTTGGTCAACAACATTTCAAACTTTTGGGTGGCAAGAGTGCCAGACCAAGTGTGCGGTAAGCAGGGTAGATAAAAAATATGCAACTGAGTGGTAGCATAATAAAATGATCAAAACACTGACTCCAACTATTGCTATGGATTTTGACCAGTTGACTCTATTGGCCAACACCCTGACTGATCACGAATATGTGGGATATATTTTCCACAAGTTGCTTGATAACCCAGACGCTGAATTTCAAAAAGTAGATCACTATGATACATGGAAATATCCCAAGTGTTGGCATGCAAGATACTGGTTAAACTATGTTTATCACGGCTATACACTCAAAGACGCCAGTATTTTAGATCTTGGCGCCAACTTGAATTTTTACAGCGCCTGGTGTTTAGTCAATGGTGCTCGCAGTGTTCATGCAGTGGAAGGAGACCCAACACGTCATCAATTGGGAAAAGAATATATCAGTCTTAGAAATCTTGAAAACAGTTGCACCACGCAACTGTCTACTATTAATGAATTTATAAAATCATATAACGGAGAAAAGTACGACGTGGTATTTCTTCAAGATGTGCTTTATTATCTTAACAATCATGTAGAAATTTTATCATTTGTTAAAAATGTTATAAAACCAAAATATTTCTTTTTAGAATCCACAGTAGTTGATGATGTGTCTGATGATGGGCATCTAAAAATTTGGTATCCAAGTGTTGATACCAAGAATATGCAATCGGTTATTGAAAATAACCGAAAGCCCTTGGGCATGATTCCATCTAGACTAGCACTGCGCCACATGATTGAGCACACTGATTGGAATATTGTCAGTTATTACGATTACAAAGATTTTGTTGGGCATGGCGAGTCGCCGCCGAGAAAAGCTGGTATGAAAGATTACTATTTGCTTGCAAACAATCATTTTTGACCAGGAGGCGAAACCAATGATAATTACTAGTCCATGGTATGGTTGTACGAAAACACACAGATTGAAACATTGCCCGAAGGTTGCGTTGGATTTGTCTATTTGATCACAAACACAATTTCAGGCAGAAAGTATATTGGAAAAAAATTAGCAAAATTTAGCAAGACCTCATACCGAGTAGTAAAATTAAAGAACGGCAACAAGAAGCGCAAGAAGATACGTGGCAAAATAGAATCAGACTGGCAGACCTACTACGGCAGCAACGAACAACTCAATCAAGACATAGCACAGTTAGGCAACGAAAACTTCACAAGAGAAATATTATACTACTGCGGGTCCAAGGCTGAATGCAGTTATATTGAAGCTAGAGAACAATTCTCAAGACGTGTATTAGAAAGCGACGACTGGTACAATGGACACATCCAAGTACGTGTACATGGCAGTCATATTAAAAATAAGATATGAAAAAAATTACTTTATTTGTAGGTGATTGCGACGAGTCTCTTGCCATTGCTGCCAAACAGCTTGACGGTGCAGCCGTGCTCATCGACAGCACCAATTATGAAAAATTCCAAACAGCAATCGGTGATTACACCGCGTACACTTCGTTGGCCGATTTACCAAAAAACCCTAAGATATTATATGAGTTGTTGCTGACCGCCGACCTAATCTATTATTGTCCACCACCACAGTGGAGTGATCAAAAAAACATAGACCTTGAAAATTTTACCAATTCCATGCAAGGTCTGACAGAATTTTATCTGCATGCAGTGAACAAAATGAAAAACAATGTAATTGGTTTAAATTTTTCTTTGTGCAAGCCGGACGATTACTTAGAGTTGTTGGATCTTCGTAAATCATCCAACAGTCAATTATGGGTAGTTGGATGCAGTACTACCGCCGGTGTTGGGGTTGAAAAAAATCAAACCTATGGATATTTGTTGAGTCAAAAGTTAAATTTACCCATTAGCATGTTGGCCACTCCTGGCTCATCCATATCCTGGGCAACAGATCAAATTCTAAGATCCGACATACAGGAAAACGACATAGTTGTTTGGGGATTGACAAGTGAGAATAGGTTAACTTTCTGGGACGGAAATACAAAATCTGTGAGCCATTTGCTTCCTAATAACCACAAGTACAATACTGATTTACCCAAGTCCTTGATTGAAAAATTACTTGTACACAAAACCAATTTTTTTACATCAGTTCAAAGAATTTTTGAAGTGGTAAACTTTTGTAAAAAAACAAAAGCCAAACTTTTAATGTTTAACGTTCATTCATCTGATCTTCTTAATATTAGTCTTTGCAATACAAAAGAATTTTTTATCTATGTCCACGAACCTTACACCTACGCAGATACAGGCACAGACAACCAACACCCCGGCCCTATACAACACAAACTTTACGCAGACTTTTGTCAACAACAACTTAAAAATCTCAACTACATTTAACAAACATTCTGACTCTGTTTGATCGAGGCAGCTCGATCCGCAAGGAGGAACGGTGAGATACCCGGTCCGGATAATCTTGTGTGTCAAAGGCAATTGCTAACTTAAGGCAACAAATGGTTTGAGCTCTGTGAAAAAGACACAACTCATGCTCGCAGGACTTGGTTCTTCTCGGGTCGCTAGGGTTCCGTTGATATGTGAAGCTTGAGTAGGGGGTACCGGTCAACCGCCTCCGTGTAGGAAACTACAATCTCATTAGAATGAAGTGACTGCTCCGACTCGGATAATGCAACTCTTTTCACCCGGCAACGGGTGAATTGTGACCACAAGATCTGGATAATACGGAAAAACAACGATTGATGAGCGATAGCGAATCAATAGATCTCTTAGAGATCTCAAATAAGACTTAACGATTTGCCTTTACACTTCTTGAAGTAGCATCTGGCTCTATAGTGAATTTAAACACTTTAGTGTTTCCATTAGCAAGTTCTGCTTCTATTCTAAGTTCTCCAGAATGTTTTAATATCTGGCTGGCTAAATTTTTAGTTTCAGTTGGGCTGCCAATTTGCATTGATTTAAAATTTTTACTGAGAGTTCCGTAAGTTTTTTTAACTGGTTCGTTTCCTATTTTTATTCTCATATTTTGTAAATAGAACCCACCAGTCGAGTTAGTTAACCCTAACAAACCTTTTTTTAAATCAAACCAAACGCCACTATTCCATTGTATATAAAGCTGAGCAGAACCATCATCACTTAATACAGCGGAATTTTTGCTCTGGACTTTGTCTGTCATTGGATCAACATTCTGACTATGCTTAAAAGGAGCTGATATAGCATCTGTTGCCGCTAAACCAGCTGTAGCACCCGCGCCCCTTAAGAAGTCTCTACGGCTGATTTCGTCCAGTTGATCAATGTATTCGCGAAGCGTTTTCATGCAAATATTTAGCTCAAAACCACCCTAAAACTGATCGGGCCAGTCTCGAAACAGTGCGTGCTGGATGTTGCCACTCACAAACTGATTGAAACTTTTGTGTTTGGTTTCTAGTTCTCCTTCAAGTGGTGCTACTCTGCGAAATGCTTCATCCATTTGGCCCATGTCTTTGAATTCCATCAGTATCATGAATTCTGGCAGGTCTGCAATGCTACGGAAACCCATTTTGCATCTGGTGATCCTGTAGCTCTGCATCTTGCCTTCTGCGATCAAATGGTCAAAAAAACTCTTCATTCCGTTGACCCAATCGATATCAGATATATCGCCTTCTTTGTCTGCCCAAATTGTGTATAAGTCTGCCATTATTGTTGTGGTCCTAGTAGTTCAAAGCCGTCAATGCCTTGTTTGTACAAGTGTGCCTGATCCAAGTACAAGTATTCAAAACCTCGATCTCTGTAGATAGCACATTCGGTTTTTAAACTCTCAATGCCCAGTCTGGCACGTGGATTGTGATAAGTCCAAGCAAATTGACTGGCCAACACATTTTGATCATCTAGCCGTTGCATCAAACTAAAAGCCACTAGCTCTCCGTTTTCTTTGTAACCAATCACATCAGTCATGGCATCAGTAAACTGACTATCAAACAAGGGCATGACTGATGCAAAGTGTTTGTAGATACAGTAGGTACGATAGATATCTTTGAG